CTGTTAAATTATCAGAATTAGGAGAATGTCCATATGATCAGGGTGGTTATTTTATAGTTAAAGGTAAAGAAAAAGTTGTATTATCACAAGAAAATAAAATTAATAATATTTTATATGTTATTAAAGGTAATACAAATGATAAAATATTATATCAAGGATATATAAAATCTGTATCTACTAAAGGATTTCAATCTTCTAGAACTAATAATATATATTATTATAGACATACATATAAAATAAATAATAATGGTGAACAATTATATAAAAGAGATAATATATTTACAGTAAGAATATTAGGATTTGTAGATGTAAATTCTGTAAATAGTAATGATTCAATACCATTATTTATATTATTTAGAGCATTAGGATTAACATCTGACAAAGATATATTATCATATATTATTTATGAATCTGATGATTTAGTTTTAAAAAATAAATTATATGATTTAATTTTACCTTCTATGAAATATTCACAACCAATATATACACAAGAAGCAGCAATTAAATTTTTAACACCATTAACTAAAGGAAAATTAACTATTAATGTAATAGATATATTGAATAATAATTTTTTACCAAATTATGAAAATAATTTAATACAAAAAGCACAATTTTTAGGATATTCAGTTAGAAAAATATTATTGTCATATTTAGGATTAATAGATCCTACAGATAGAGATTCATATTCATATAAAAGAGTAGATTTAGCAGGTTCATTATTATTAGAATTATTTAGAGAATTATGGGGTAGTTTTAAAAAAGAATTATCTAAAAAAATTGATTATGAATATAAAGCAAAATATAGTGAAATAGATAAAGATTCAAATAAAATTATAGAATTAATTAATGAAAATAATAGAAATAATATGTTTAATACGTCTATGATGGAATATTTAACTAAATCATTTGGTGCTAGATTTGGAACAAATATATCTGGGAGACAAGGTATTGTTCAAGATTTAAATAGAATATCTATGTTAGGAACATTATCACATATTAGAAGATTATCATTTCCATTACCATCAGGATCTAAATCATTAGGACCTAGAAAATTACATAATTCACAATGGGGTTTTGTATGTCCTGTAGATTCACCAGACGGTGGAAATGTAGGTATAATAAATCATTTATCTATTATTGCTAAAGTATCTACTAATATTTCTGAAAAAGGTATTATAGAATGTTTAAAAGATATTAATTTATTATTTTTAAATGATACTATACCAGAAGATTTATCTAATAATACACCTATATTTTTAAATGGTAAATTAGTAGGATTATATAATAATCCAGCATTTTTATATAAATATTTAAAATTATTAAAATTAAATAGTATTATAAATATTAATACATCTATATCTTGGAATATTAAATCAAATGAATTACATATATTTACAGATTCTGGTAGAATTATACGACCAGTATTTTATTTAAAAACTAATGATAAAAATGAAAAATATAATGAATTAATTGATAAAGATTATTCATATATTGAAACATGGAGTAAAGCAATTCATGGTTTAATGTATATAATAAATAGTGATATTTCAGTATATGATACAAATTATTATAAAGATGAATTAGATAATATAAAAAATACTCAAGATGATTTTATGAGATTTTTAGAAATTAATGCAGCATGTATAGAATATATTGATTCTATAGAAAGTGAAAATGCTTTTATTTCTAAAGATATTTATTCAGCATATGATTTAGATAAAAATTATACTCATTCTGAAATTCATTCATCTTTAATTTTAAGTGCTTTATCAGTTAATATCCCTTTTCCAAATCATTCTCAATATCCTAGAAATGTTTTTTCATGTCAACAAACTAAACAAGCTGTCGGTATATATTCTAGTGCTTATAATACTAGATTTGATATTGCTGGACACGTATTATATTATCCACAAAAACCTATTATTACTACTAGATTTAAAAAATATACTGATGTTGATAAATTACCTTATGGTGATAATGCTATAGTAGCAATATGTTGTTATTCTGGATATAATCAAGAAGATGCTGTAATAATAAATAAATCAGCAGTAGAAAGAGGAATTTTTAGATCTATATATTATAGAAGTTATGGAGATACAGAAGAAATAGATAAAGGAAATAAAATATATTTTGCTAATCCATTAAATCAAAAAAATGTTGTAAAGAAAGATTTATCCAGATATGATAAATTAGATGATAATGGATTTGTTAGAGAAGGTGAACATATTACTGACAAAGATATTATTGTTGGTAAATGTATGAAAACTATTAATAATGATGGACAAGAAACTATTAAAGTTTCTGGTCTAACTATTAAAAAAGGAACTTATGGTATAGTTGATAAAGTTATTGTTACTAAAAATAATCAAGGTATCCGAACATGTAAAATCAGAATAAAAAAAATTAGACCCGCCACTATCGGTGATAAATTTACATCCAGATGTGGACAAAAAGGTATGTGTGGTATGATATTAGATGATTTTGAAATGCCATTCACTAATGAAGGTATTAAACCAGATATTATTGTAAATCCTCATGCTATACCCAGTAGAATGACTATTAATCAATTATTTGAATCAGTATTAGGTAAATCTTGTTGTTTAGCAGGATTTTTAGGTGACGCCACTCCATTCTTAAATAATGATATAAATCAATATTTTGAATTATTAAATAAATATAATTACGAAAAATATGGCAATGAAATATTATATTCTGGTATAACTGGTGAACAAATACAAACTGATATTTTTATTGGTCCCACTTATTATCAAAGACTTAAAATTATGGTTGAAGATAAAGTTCACTCCAGAACTACCGGTCCATTACAACATATGACTAGACAACCCGCTGGTGGTAGAGCAAATGAAGGAGGATTCCGTATTGGTGAAATGGAAAGAGACGCTGTCTTAGCACATGGTGTTGCTGGTTTCTTACAAGAATCTATTAGTAAAAGATCCGATGGTTTTTTTGATGGTAAAACATATAAAATACAAATTGATAGTAAATCCGGTTTAATGTCTTATAATAATAATAATCAAAAAGATTTATGTAATGTTGAAATCCCTTACGCCTCTAAATTATTCTTACAAGAATTAGAAACTATGTCTTTTGCTCCTCGCTTAATAACCGATGAAACTATTAACAGTAAACCCATATTTAATCATTTATTAAATAATTTATCCGATAAAAATATTGAATATAATTATGATGATGATGATGATGATGATGATAATCAAGAAAAAAATGATGATGATGATGAATAATAATCTAATCTAATATTTTTAAATATTCCTTCCTGTAATCATTATAATAATCTTCATTTTTACCTCCAAATTCTTTAAATTCATTATAATTAGTTGCTCGTTTATATCTTTCATATCTATCATAAACATCAGTTCCTTTACTCTTTGGATTTTCTTCTTGAAATTTAATATTTCTATTTAATTTCATATATTCTTTTATAATATGTTGTTCTGACATATCATTTTTTCTATATTTATGTTCATTTATTTTTATTTCACTTAAATCCATATCCCCATCTAATATTTTATTTACCCTTTCTTCTATTAAATCTTCTATATTTAAATTTATAAAATATTCATCTTTTTTTAAATTTTTTATTAATTTACTTTTTAAATTAGATTTTAAATAAATATAAAATTTATCTTCATCCATATTAAATAAGTTGTTATTTAAAAATTCAAATTTTTAAATTTATTATAATATATATATATATATATATAATGGAAGGTGGTGGAAAATGTTCTTATTGTAATTCATTAGGCACCACAATGGCAACTTGTCCATTAAATCCTAATGCAAAAAATATAAATATAGAAAAACATTATTTAGCAAAAAATATTAAAAAATCTGTTAAAGAACCTATTAAAAAACCTGTTAAAAAACCAGTTAAAGATCCTTTAAAAAAATCTGTTAAAAAACCAGTTAAAGAACCTATTAAAAAATCTGTTAAAAAATCTATGAAAGAGAAAAAAACAATTAAAAAAAAATTAAAGGATGAAGAAATAAAACCATATATAAAAAAATCTATTAAATCTAATAAATCTATTAAATTTATTCAAAAAAATCCTAAAAAAACAAATTCAAAAGCATATATGAGATATGAAAAATATAAAAAATCAACTAAGTTAGGAGAAGTAGGAAATTTAAATGATATAATAAATGATTATAAAAAAGGATATTTAGAAATATTAGATGATTCTTCTATTCAATCAATAGAATCAATAAAAGATAAATCTAAACCATTAATGAAGAGAGATGAAATATTAAAATTTATTAAATATTTAGATAAAATACATTCGATTAGTGGTATATGTAATTATGGAAGAATTGATTTAACTTCAGGACCTATATTATTAAATATGGGAGATTTACATACTTGGAGTGATAGAGATGTTATAGAAAAAGATAGTAATAGATGGGGACAATTATGTGAATCAAATAAAAATATGGAAAAGAATACTATAAATTTTTTCAAATTACCTACAGCAGGTGAAGTATTTATTGAAACACAAGGATTAATTGATTCAAGAGTATTAACTGATAATATTTTATCAAGTCTAAAAAATAATGAAATATTTATTAGTTATTTTGTAATATATATTTTGAAAAACTTTAAAAATGTTCATCTATTTTTAGAATTTCATTCAACTAAAGGTGGATATTATAATACAGGTAGACATGCTACACCAATGTTTTTTAATGAATCTATGATAGAAATGTCAAGAAATAAACCAGATTTTATGAAAGATAATAATAATTTTATTCATTATAATGATTTTAGAACATCAGGTCGCAGTCATGGTTATTTTTATTATAACTTATTTGAATTATTAAAAGATGATAAATTTAAATTTAATGGTGATAATAAATTACAAAAACTCTGGACAGCCACAAACGGTCATAAAATTCCAATAAATTTTACTAGAAACGGATATTTAAATTTTATTGAAAAACTATATATACAAGTTTTTTTACAAGGTTTTAAATTTAAAGATGCTAATCAAGATTGGAAAAGAAAAATAAATCTTTATATGATATATGATAATAAAGATTTAGTAAAAATATTAAAAAATATGGGTATTTATAAAAATGATCTTACTAAATTAATATGGGAAACTAATAATATATCTTTATCAGAAAAAGAACATAGTATAAAAATTAATGGTGAAAAAATTTATTGTACTAGAATATCTAAACAATTATTAAAATTAAAACCTGAAATACAAGAAAAAGTTGTTAAATGGTTTTATGATTTAATTATATCTAAATTAGATAATATTGTTAATTTTAATCAAAATACACTAAATATTGAATATATATTTAATATTATGTTTATTGATTTTTATAATTTATGTAGAATTTTATATTATACTGGTTATGGTAATACTAATATAGATATGAGTAATAATATTATATTAAATTATGGTGGTGAAAATATGTATTTAAATAAACCAAATAAATATCAATATTTTAATATTTTAGATAATAATACTGGTGGTCATGCAAGTTCTGTATTATTATTTTATAGAAAATATTTATATGGTAATGGAACAGGAAATAATTATATAGAAAAACCCACAAATAAAAAATTAAAACAAAAAAGACATTTTAATTTTAAAAATGAAAATATAGAAATTAAAAAATATTTATCTAGATATATTGAAAATAGACAAGAAGGTAGAGATTGTATTGAAATTAAATAGTATTTATAACATCTTCTATGACATTATTAACAAATTTATTAATTATATTTTTTCTATTTAAATCGATAAATAAATCTTCTAAATTATTTAATATTTTATTATAATCACTATCTTCTATATCATATTGAGAATATTTCTTTTTTATTAAATTTAATAAATATTTATCAACATATGATTCCTTTTTTAATTTATCTTTATTAAGTTTTAAAGGATTTGCCATTAAAAAATACATTTCTTTATCTTCATTATTATTCATTAATTATAAACATATAATATATATTTTTTATTATTTTTTTTAATATTATTTATATTTAAATCTATAAAATTATTATAATCATTATTATTATAATC